TGCTCGAAGCTGAAATGGCTTTTGCCAAACTCGACGCAGAGCGCGAGATGCACCGGACCGATTCCGCTATGACCGTAGCAGAACTTGATGCGATGGGCGCTGCGTTAAAAGAGCAGGGGCAGACTGCACGATCTGCTGGTTGGTTCGTCGCGGCAATCAGTGCGCTGGTTAGACCCTTGGTAACGTATTGGTTCGTGGTTATGTACTCAGTGGTCAAGATTGTCGGCATATACCTAGCTGTAAGGTCTGGCGGCCTGTGGACTGAGGTGCTGGTCACAAGCTGGAATAGCGAAGATATGGCGATACTGACCATGATTCTGACTTTTTGGTTTGTAGGGAGGGTCTACGAACGCAGCAAGTGAATCCCTAAAAGTTGCTACAAAGCTGTGCATAGAGTTTGAGGGGTTCCGTGCTACACCGTATATCTGCCCCGCTGGATACCCTAGTATTGGTTTTGGAACCGTTTTCAAACCCGACGGTACTAAAGTCACTATGCAGGACAGCTCCATCAGCGAAGCAACTGCCCTTGAGTGGTTATCGAGTACTCTCGAAACAACGTATTTAATTGGCGTTTTGAAAGCATCGCCTAATTTGCTAAGATACCCGCAAGCCCTTGGCGCAATAACAGATTTCGCGTATAACTTAGGCACTGCAAGATACCGGGCTAGCACCCTGCAACGAAAAATTAACGAAGAGAACTGGCCCGAGGCTATAACCGAGCTGCACAAGTGGCGTCGAGGAGGAGGCAAAGTACTTCAAGGGCTTGTGCGTAGACGCGCAGCCGAAGCCAAATTTTTACGGAGCTAGTGCATGTCGTTTCAGAAACTACAGTTAAAACCCGGAGTTGACCGCGAAAACACGCGCTACGCTGCCGAAGGCAGTTGGTACGAAACTGATAAAGTGCGGTTTAGACGGGGTATGCCTCAGAAGATCGGTGGGTGGGCACGCCTGTCCAGTGCGACTTTTCTTGGTGTCTGCCGTTCCATGTTCAATTGGGTAACGCTTGGTAGGCAAAATCTTGTTTCTGTAGGCACTAACCTCAAGTACTACATTGAGCGTGGCACGGCTTACTACGATGTTACCCCCATCCGCAGCACAGTTACCCTGACTAATCCCTTCACGACAACTTCCGGTTCGGCTGTTGTTTTGGTTACGGATGTTGCCCACGGTGCGCTTGCAAATGACTTTGTAACTTTTAGTGGAGGCACTGCGGTAGGTGGCCTTACGCTAAATGCCGAATTTCAGATCAGTTTTATTAACGACGATTCCTACAATATAACAGCCGCGTCTGCGGCTTCCTCTAGCGCGGTGGGGGGCGGCACGGTTACTACGGCATACCAAACCAATACAGGTAACGCAATTGTTGTACCTTTTGTCGGTTGGGGCGCGGGTACTTGGGGTTCGGGGGAATGGGGTATTGGGGACACTACAAACGCCCCCATCCGTTTATGGAGCCAAGCTAACTTTGGTGAAGACCTATTCTTTACTTACCGTGGGGGTGTACCTTTTTACTGGGAAGCAAGTAACGGGGTAGCCACCCGAGCGGTCTATGTGTCTGCGCTTGCCGGTGCGTCAGATGTTCCTACTGTAGTTAATAAAGCATTCGTATCAGACATCTTCCGATTTGCGTTCTGCTTTGGTGCAAACGAGTTGGGGTCCGTCCCACTCGACCCGATGCTTATCCGTTGGTCTGACCAAGAAGACGTAGCTAACTGGACTCCTGCTGCTACTAACCAAGCTGGTAGCCTACGGTTATCCAGAGGTAGTGAGATCATCACCACACTCCAAGCGCGGCAAGAGATTCTAATCTGGACTGATACTGCCCTGTATGGCCTTCAGTACTTAGGTGCTCCAGAGGTTTGGGGTGCGCAGTTACTCGGTGACAACATCACCATAGCAAGCCCTAACGCAGCGGCGTACTCCGGCAACATAGCTTACTGGATGGGTAAGGATAAGTTTTATATCTACGATGCTACGGTTAAAACGCTGTCATGCAGCATCCGCAGTTACATATTTAATGACTTTAATTCCGCTCAATATGAACAAGTAATAGCGGGTACTAACGAGCGGTTTGACGAGATTTGGTGGTTTTACTGCTCTGCGGACTCTACTCAGATCGACAGTTACGCAGTCTATAATTACGAGCAAGGTATTTGGTATTACGGCACGTTAGCACGCACTGCTTGGATTGACTCCGACTTAAGAGACAACCCGGTGGCTGCTACGTACAGTAACAACTTAGTTAACCATGAAGTGGGTTATGACAACAAAGAAACTGCAACTACGGTAGCAATCACAGCTACGATAGTGTCCTCTGAGTTTGACTTGGACGACGGCGAAAGGTTTATGTTTATCAACAGAATGCTACCAGACGTAACCTTTGATGGGTCTACCGCTAATAGCCCTGCTGCGGTGATGACTTTGCTGCCTTTGGAAAACTCTGGCTCTGGGTATAATAGCCCTGCATCTGAAGGTGGAAACGATAACGCTACGGTAACGCGGTCTGCTGTTGTGCCAATTGAGAAGTTTACAGGACAAGTATTTGTCCGAGTGCGTGGCAGGCAAATGGCGTTTAAACTTGAATCGACTGCTATTGGTGTGGCTTGGAAACTAGGTATACCCCGTTTGGATATGCGCCCTGATGGTAGGAGGGGGTAGTGGCTAATGAACGGCTTCTACAAAAGATTCAAATACCTGCGCTGCCAATACCCAAGGAAAGCCCGCTCAAGCAGTATTTAGGTGACCTGAACAACATTTTACGTTTGTTTTTTAACCTGCTAGGAAACGGAATAAATACATTATTAGGGGAGTTTGGCGGTAGGTTTTTAAGTCTTCCTAACGCTAAGTTTTTCTCTACTACGGACCAAAGTGCTGCGGCTATAAACACGGCCTATGCGTTGCAGTTTGAGAACTCGTATTTAACAGAAGCTATAAGTGTAACGGGAGCACCAAAGACAAAAATAACCCCAACGTATTCGGGGGTCTATAACTTTGAACTGTCGGTAGAGTTAACCAGTAGTAGTGCTACCGCTAAGGAGTTGTCTTTTTGGGTACGCAGAGACGGGGTAAACGTAGCAAATACGGCTAGGGTGCGTGTACATCCGTGGGTATACCTTGTATCTGGTTCGGGCGGTACAGATGCTTTTGAATACAATTTTACTATAGACGTAACAGCAGGACAGTACATAGAGCTTATGTGGGCAACAAACGATATAGACATAATAGTTGATTACAAAGCGGCTTCAGCCCCGCGCCCTGCCGCGCCGTCTACTTTGTTAACAGTAACTTTTGTGTCAGCGTTACCTGAAACGCTACCGACACCGTAACACAAGTAAATCAGCGAGAAGAACATGCCATATGTAGTCCCCCGCCCACATAACCCCAACGCCGTAAATGCGCAAGGACTTATCAGTCTTCAACGTGTTGCTGGTAACTCTACGGGAGCGGTAGTGGACCCTGCCGACTCCGACTATGGCGGTCCTACATTCGAGGACATACTTTTTTCGAATCGTGCAACGACTCTATACGATGTTGCTGGCGGTTATGACCCTGTTTTATTACAGAGTATTTACAACAGTCTTACACCGAGTGATGGACCAAGCCCTCAGATTGGCGCAGGGGCACCCAACGTCCTTGGCGGGGTAAAAACCGCTGCGGACAAAGCTAAAGATATTGCGGACGCACTGCTCGTTCAAATTAAAGAGTTCCTCCGGTTTTACGAGCAAGCGCAACTAGTGCTTAACCCCGTAACAAAGAAGGCGACTATAGTATTTGGCACCCCCCCAGCGGGGCAACCTGTTATACAAGCGGGCAACCTGCCCCGCTCAAACACCAATGTGGGCGTAACAACCGGTATCCCAATTCTAGATCAAGCCATTAACTCAGTTCTTAACAAGCCGGGTGGACTAAAAGATTCCGGCAGTATACGACAGGCAGTCATTGATATTATTGCCGAGCAGTCGGGGCTCCCATCCGCTGCCACCGCCGCTATTCTCGGGAAAGACTTGGAGACGATTGTTGCCACCGTTTACGCCGATGTAGCAAATACTGCGGCTACGGTTGGTATAAACTTTTTAGGGGAGGAAGAAGATGACGTTGTTGACAACGTAATTAAAAACACTGACACAGCCGATTCAATTGTCACTGACACTGACACTAGCACTGACACAGCCGATTCAATTGTCACTGGCACTGGCACGGACGATTCAATTGTCACTGGCACTGGCACGGACGACCCCTACTCAATTGTCACTGGCGCTGACACAGGCGATTTAATTGTCACTGGCACTGGCGCAGGCGACTCAACCTCTATTGTCACTGGCACTGACACAGGCGATTCAATTGTCACTGGCACTGGCGCAGGCGACTCAACCTCTATTGTCACTGGCACTGACACAGGCGATTCAATTGTCACTGGCACTGGCACTGGTGATTCAATTGTCACTGGCACTGACACAGGCGATTCAATTGTCACTGGCACTGACACAGGCGACTCAACCTCTATTGTCACTGACGTAGCCGATAAAATTGTCACTGGCACTGGCGACTCAACCTCTATTGTCACTGGTTCGGGCGGTGGCGGTGGTGGTGGCGGTGGTGGTGGCGGTGGTGGATTGGGTGAAACAGGTGTTACCCCTACAGGTGGTATGCGTAGAGTGTCCACTGAGCAAGCGGGTGTTGCTAATATAACTAATACGTACGATCCAAGCCTGTCTCTTGCAGAAAATATAGATAGGATATTAGGCAAGGGAAAACAAAAACGATTTGATGCCGTAGACAACGTATTGATGTATGGTGGCGGTACAGTGCAAACCGTTGATTTAAATAACGAATTGTTAAAAATTTTAAAAGGTCGCTAAAAATGAGTGTATTTACAGATTTTCTTAAAAAGCGATATTTGCCTAGCGGTGGTGGCATTGCGAACCTTAATTTTGGAAATATAGCTAAAGACATAGCTTCTGCGGCGAGTATATACGGCGTTATAAACCCTAACGATTCTAAAGGTGTAGCAAGTTTTTTTGGCACGGGAGAGCAACAACCTATTGGTTACACGGGCGGGATACCTAACTACACAGCCACCCGAGAACTAGTGCCTAATGCTTTTGCACAAACATACACCACTCCTACGGGGGCGCAAGTTGCGCGTCGTCCGGGTAGTGCGGGCCGTCAATATTTCACTGATACTACATTTACTCCGTCAACTACTGAACCCTTTATGGGCAGAACAGCCACGCAAATAGCAGCGGCAAACCAAGCAGAGCAAGACGATGCAGTCCTTTTTGGACAGCTATTAGATTCAGCAGAAACACAACGCGTAACTAATACTACGGACGCTACTACGGACGCTACGCTTGGATTGACTCCGACTTATACGGGCGCTACTACGGGCGCTACTACGGGCGCTACTACGGGCGCTACTACGGGCGCTACTACGGGCTCAACAACAGGCGCTACTACGGGCTCAACAACAGGCGCTACTACGGGCGCTACTACGGGCTCAACAACAGGCGCTACTACGGGCGCTACTACGGGCGCTACTACGGGCGCTACTACGGGCGCTACTACGGGCGCTACTACGGACGCTACAGCGGCAGCGGCAGCCCTCTACAAGACCTTCATTGACAAGTACTACGGTAAAACCCTTACTTCAGCGGATATTGC